ATCTTGGTTCCGAGTATACACCTGAAGAACGTGAACAAGTTCAACAAGTGGTACTTGGTGCAATTATCGTATCACAACTAGCAAACCCTAGGAGGGTTAAATGAAACGTGTCTTGTCCTTTCTTGGACGACACTTCCGTGCCTGGTTCGCAGAGTCTTTCACATTAGTGGGTCTGCTTATCGCTTGGATTGTGCTTCCACCTGGAAGTACTCGCAGTGTTGTTGGTGTTGCCATTGTTTTTGCTTTCCTCCTTTGGACCCTTTCTGAGGTCACTTTTGAGAAAGAGGATGACGAGTAATGGTTTTAGAGAACGCGGCTATGTTTGCTACCGCTTTGGCAGGTGTTGTAATTATTATTTCTGCTTTGGCTTGGGTGTTTAAGAACTGGTTAAAGAACTATTTACAGGAATTAAAACCTAATGGTGGTTCATCTATGGCCGATTCTATTAAACGTATTGAGACACGTATTGACTATTTGACTAAAGAAATGATTGACCATTTGAAGGGACACGAATGACATTTAGCATTACCGACCCAGTTGTTGACCCGATTGGTATTGTTGGAACAACAGCGCAACTTTTTGAAAACACCAGTAACGTTTACGATGTTGCCATCGGTGGACAACCTTTCCTTCTTGCAGCATCAGACAAATACCCTTACCAACGTCAAACTGCTACGTATCGTAAGCAACAGTTTGATAACACTAAAGAAGTTGGTGAACAATCCTTTGAAGGTTGGTGGCTGAGAAGCCAATCATCTTTCCATAATGGTTCTGGTATTAACTATTTAGACCCTTATGTTTCTGAAAATGTTCAGTACCGTTTCAATGACTCTGAAGGTGTTGATGTTTGGACACCAGGTCAAGCAACTCTTTTAAAGAATGTTTCTTTAACTCATCAGGTTACTGGAACTATTCGCCCTAATGGTAGACCTTGGCAGTACTCACGTTCCATTGAGTGGGCACAAAACGGTAACAATTATGACGGTATTCTTATGCACGATGAACTTGATGTTGACAAAATTTTTCCTACTATAACTGTTTCAATTAACAACAAGGCTTTAACAACTAACGTTGCAACTTTGCAAACCACAGCAGCACACGGTTTAGCAACAGGTATGGAAATAACTATCACAGGTGTTGATGCCACATTTAATGGTACTTACACTATTACCGGTGTTCCAACCACAACAACTTTTACTTACGCCAAAGTAGCAACAAATGTTACTTCTACTGCTGTGTCACCTGTTGGTACAGGTGTAACAAACGTTATACATTTCATTGACTACAACACTGGCACAGATGACCCTGTGTTTTCTATCTGTGATGATGGAACCAATGCTTACTGGGTTACTAACGATACTGCTTCAGGTAAAATAGAAGTAAACAAAAAAGCGTTAACTGGTACAGCAACGACTGCTGCAACAGTAATGTTCACACAACCAGGTATCACTGTAACTAACGCTGTTATGGAATATGTTAAAGAACGTATTGTTATGTGTGCTAATGACAAAGTGTACGAGTTCTCTTCAAGCGCTTCAGCGCTACCAACAGCGGTGTACACACATGGCGACCAAGACCACATCTTTACAAGTATCACAGCATCAGGTTCAGCAATTTATATTGCAGGTTATTCTGGTATCCAATCAAACATTTACAAATTTACTTTGAACACTGCTGGTGTTATGCCAACATTAACCTCTGCTATCACAGCAGCAGAAATGCCAACAGGTGAAGTTATTTACAAAATCTATTACTACCTTGGTTATATGGTTATTGGTACCTCTAAAGGTATTCGTGTGGCCACCGTGGGTGATGATGGTTCTATCACTTATGGTCCTATTGTTGTTCACACAGAACAACCTGCCTACGACTTTGCTGCTAGAGATAACTATATTTGGGCTGCCACAAATGTTAATGGTAAACCTGGTGTGACACGTATTGATTTGTCACAAGAAATTGAACCGTTACGTTTTGCTTATGCAAATGATTTGTACTATAACGAGGACCAAAACCGTTATACAACTTCTTGTGCTTTCATTGCAGGAACTAACCGTTTGGCTTTTACAACAAATAACAATGGTACCGATGGCACTGTTTATATTGAAGATGCTAACACTCTTACTGAAACAGGTTTCATAACAACAGGTTTCATTAGATATGCAACTGTTGAAAAGAAATACTTTAAGTTAATTAAACCAAGATTTAACACACCAATGTTTGGTACTTGTGTTATATCAACTAAAGAAGTTGATGGTGACATTAACTCCATTATCACTATTGCTGGTTCAACACCTGCATTAAACACTGACCTTGCAACAAACATTGCTTCACCTCAAGAGGAACTTGCTTTCAAGTTCACTTTGAATCGTGACACAACTGATACAACTAAAGGTCCAGAGTTTGATGGTTACCAGGTTAAGTCTTTACCTGCTGTTAATCGTGCACGTCAGTTAACTATTCCTCTTGTTAATTACGATTTTGAAACAGACCGTTACGGTATTCAGAATGGTTATGAGACTCGTGCTTGGGATAGGTTGCAAGCATTGGAAAGCCTTGAGTCTGCAGGTGACACTATTGTGATTCAGGATTTTACTACTGGTGAACAAGTTGTTGGTTTGATTGAGCAGTTAAGTTTTGAACGTACTACCCCATCGGACCGTAGATATACAGGTTTTGGTGGCATTGTGTATGTTTCTATACGTACTGTTTAAACGCTGTTTAAACGCCTTCTAAGGCACAAATTAGCCCCTTTCAGGGTTGGACTATGGTCCTTCCTTGAGAGGGGCCTTTTTTTGTATTTCAAGGGCTATTTCTAAATAGTGTTTAGCCCAGTTCTTTTCACGGTCTTCAAGAGGGAAACGGTTACCAAGAGTTTTAATAACATCTTTACGTGAAAGATTAGGTTCAAACTGAGAATGGTTCCAACCTTTGTTCCAACCTTGAAACTTATGTTCATACTGGCTATAAGGAAACATATACTATCTTTCTACTCGGAACCGCATCAAGCGGTTCCTCGTTAACGGCGTCGCTCGCACACACTCACCGGCTCGCTCCGAGTGTAATTAACTTTTTTAAAAAGCACAAACGACACGCTGTGGCGTGTCTTGTCAGTGGAAAATTACAACTGTGTTATTATTTTTTTATGGAAGAAACAACAATAGGACATAGGTCATTCAGTTCATTTACCAGTTGGGTAAAATGTGGTAAAGCCTGGCAGTTAGAAAGAGAATTACAGGCACCTCAAATTCCAGCATGGTATTTCATTGGTGGTTCAGCCTTTCATGAAGCAGTTGAGAAATTCTTGAAAGATGAATATGACCAAACACATTGATGAATTAAAACCATCAAACAAACCAAAGTTTAACCTCAGAGGTACACCCATACACATCTGTGTTTGCGGTAGTAAAGTTTGGGATGTTAAATGTATGTTTGAAGATAACCAAATATCAATGTACTTTCTTGATATGAGTTGTTCCAGTTGCGGAAGTTTAGCAACAGCCCCTACATTAGAGGAACCAAACTGTGATTGAAAAAATAGCACAAGACTATTGGAACTCATCGTTTCAAAAACTTATAGATGAAAAAGCAGCAGAGACTGACACCATTCCATCGGAATGGCGTGCAGGTGGACGTGCAACAAAAGCATTTCCTGATAAAGAAAACGACATCTGGTGGTCTAAGAATGGACCAGAGATGGTTGATACTTTTATTCAGTGGTGGAAAAATTCTAACTGGCAAGTATATGTGGCCAACGATTTACCACACATCGAAGCAGGATTCAATGTTATGTTCGGTGACGTATCAGTAAGAGGATTCGTTGACCTTATTGCTGTAACACCAGATGGTCAAATTGCTGTTATTGATTACAAAACAGGAACATACATGCCAGACTCAGGTATGCAACTAGGTTTGTATGCTTGCTGTGTTGAGATAACATTAGGTGTTAGACCAACAAGAGGATTCTTTTACAATGCTCGCAGTGGCATTATGGAAGAAGTTACTGACCTTTCACGTTGGACAATTCCGTTGTTCACAGAGTTGTTTAAACAATTTGAAAGAGCATTAGCAGCAGAAATATTTTTACCTAGCATTGGCATGATGTGTAAATCATGTTCAGTTAATAAGTACTGCTACGCTTACGGCGGGGAGTTAGCAGGAAAGTACGACCCACTCGCATCTATAGATGAAGGAAAAAAATGAGTGCAGAAACACCAGGAGTGAAGACACAACTTAACTTTAAAACCTCACAAGGTACATTAGTTAACGTTTATCTTTACTCGTACGATGAAGAAGATATTCGCAAATCACTTGAAGCGATTGCTAATGTAACACCAGAAATTAACGCAGTGGAAACACTGTACACAGCACAAGGTGCTTTGAAAGAAGCATTAGGTGCAACAGCCATTGAATACAAGAACTCACCTTCACCAGTTTCGTCAACTGGCGGTAAGACTTGTAAGCATGGTGAAATGAAATTGCGTTCTGGAACAAATGACAAAGGAACTTGGAACGGTTACTTCTGTCCAAGTCCTAAAGGCACACCAGACCAATGCAAAACAGTATTCGTTAGATAAGTATTAGGGAGCAATTGTGTTAACAATTAAGCAAGCCGCACGTCGGCATCTTGATGAACCACAGTTGCTCCCTGACTTATTCCCTTCACTACAAAAAGCAGGAATAAGATTTCGTCGTGCACAAGTAACAATGATTGCCGGTCAACCTAACTCAGGTAAATCTTTACTAGCATTATTTTATGCAATCAAAGCAAACAGACCAACACTTTATGTATCAGCAGACACAGATGCTTACACAACAAGTATCAGAGCAGCAGCAGTTGTAACAGGAAATCAAATAAATACCATTGAAGAATCGTTTAAACAAGATGGAGCAGTTATATACACTCATGCTTTATCTTCATTAACTAACTTAGAATTTTCTTTTGACCCATCACCAACACTTGATGACATCCAATTGATGATACAAGCATACGGTGAAAAGTATGGACAATATCCAGAGTTAATAATTATAGATAACCTTATGAACGTTGCTGCATTACATGATAACGAATGGACCGGTATGCGTGACATTATGAAAGCATGCCATCACATTGCACGTGAAACAGAAGCCTCAGTATTTGTACTACATCACACATCTGAAAATGAAGGTGAACCAACTAAACCACCAGCACGTAAAGCAATTCAAGGTAAAGTCTCACAACTACCTGAAATGATTTTAACAGTTGCGATGGAACCAGAGCATGGAGAGTTTCGTATAGCATGTGTAAAGAATAGGTTTGCTAAACATTCTGCTATGGGTAATGATTATGTAACTCTATATTCGGATGCATCACGTATGAAGTTGTTTGAATCAGCATTAAGACAGCACGTACAAACACATTGGAGAATTGATAATGTCAGCGCAGAATAAACGCAAAGGTTCTAAGTTTGAAATAGATGTAATGAAATGGTTTAGACGTAAAGGATATAACGCTGAACGTTTAAGATTATCAGGTTCAAAAGATGAAGGCGATTTAGTTGTTTATGTTGCAGGTGTTCCTTATTTGTTTGAATGTAAAGCAACAAAGAAGATAGACTTGCCACAATTTTGGCGTGAACTTGAAGCAGAAGTAATACACTATGCAGAAGCAAGAGAACTAAAAGTTAACCCAATCGGTTACGTGTTAGTTAAAAGACGTAATGGCAGGATAGAAGATGGTTGGGTAATACAGACACTAAAGCAATGGAGCGAACAGTATAAACCGTGAATAACAAACATGATTTAGTTGCAGTCCTACGTCACTACGGAACTAATTGTCCTGAGAGAAGACAATGGTCAGCAATTAAATGTGTTATCCACGACGACACACACGCATCAGCAGCAGTAAGTCCAGACAGAGAAATGTTTTTCTGCCACGCATGTGACTTCACTGGAGATGTTTACGAATTGATTATGAGAAAAGAAGGAGTTGCGTTTAAAGATGCTGTCAGCAGAGCAGAGACAATTACTAACGGAAGCCGCCGAGAATTATCACACCAATATCAACGAGCAAACAATCTCCTACCTCAAGTCAAGAGGAATAACAAAAGAAGTGGCAGGTTCATTCCTACTAGGGACAGTTACTAGCCCTATACCAGGACACGAACATGCTGTCGGTTGTTTATCAATTCCTTATTTAACTAAGGCAGGAGTAGTTGGTGTTAAGTTTCGCAAGGTAGATAACACAACACCAAAATATTTATGGGCTACTGGTCAAAAGATTGGTATGTTTAACGTAATAGATTTAATGCACGACATAGAAACTATAGCGATATGTGAGGGTGAACTTGATACGATTATTCTTTCTGGCTTGTGTGACATCCCTGCTGTTGGGGTTGCTGGTGTAAGCCAGTGGAAACCTTGGTTTCCTATATTATTTGAAGGATATAAAAATGTACTTATATTTGCAGACAACGATGTTAAAGAGGATGGGCGCAACCCTGGTATGGAATTAGCAAAACGAATCAAAGAAGATTTAAACAACGCAACTGTTATTCATCTACCAGAAAATGAAGATGTTAATGATGTGTATTTAAAACACGGTGCTACATGGTTTCAGGATAAAGTATCATGACAACAATAATTGGGTTACAGGAAAAAGATTCTTGTTTGCTTGTAGCGGATTCACGTGTAACAGATGATTCAGGTAGAACTTATTCTCATCCAAGAGTTAGCAAGATAACTAAACGAGGTAAGTTTCTTATTGCTGGTGCAGGTTCAACTCAACCATGTGACATTGTTCAACACATGTGGAAACCACCATCACCAACAACCACACAGTACAAAGACTTGTATCATTACATGATTGAATCAGTTGTTCCATCAATTAGAGTGGCGTTAACAGTTAATGGTTATCAACCAGATAAAGAAAATGATGACCCAGATTTTATATTCCTTATAGCAATTAAGGGAACAATTTTTGAAATAGATGAAACACTTTCAGTCTTGATGCGGGACGACGGTATCTACGGTATAGGCTCCGGCTCCGCCTATGCCGTAGGTGCACTACAAGCAGGAGCAACATGGCGTCAAGCAATGAACATCGCTGCTAAAAACAATGTGTTCACCGCTCCACCTTTCATCACACATAAGCAGACCAGATGAAAAGAGAATTTATTGGCGGACCAATGGATGGTACGGAAGTACCAGTAGATGATGAAGTGGAAGCATTAGACGAAATACATGTTGATATGATGGAAGAACGTTTAAACAATTTAGTTCACGTTTACACTGAAGATGAAGAAACAGGAAACTATCAATACCAAGGGCAGTTTAAAAAGAATGAGTTGGAGGATACAGAGGATGAATGATGACACAAATGGAATGGGAACAAGTGCTAATGCTTCTAATGAATCAGGGATTCAAGATAGTGGCACACAACAGATTAGCGGAAACAATAACCGTAAAACTCCCACAAACTTTTTCTACGACCACCCCGCAGTCAAAGACCACGGAAGTGGCATAGCGTTAGCAGACCTTACTTCATTCATGGAATCGTTCAACGACTATGTGATGAGTCGCATTAAAGGTGTTGGTGCTGACCAGTATATGAAGTCAACAGGTCAGTTGTTTGAAACGTTTACCGTTAAAGAAACAGTTGATGAGTTGCTCGCAGAACTAGCGGACACTATTGCTTACACAAATTTTATTGCTATCAAAGTGATAGCACTATCAAATGCTATTAAGGAAAACAAATGAAACGCATAGTAGTGCTATCGGATATGCAAATACCTTTGCATGATAAAAGAGCAATAAAGAATGTAATAAAGTTTGTTAAAGATTATGAACCAGATGAACTTTTTTGTGTGGGTGATGAGGCTGATTGTTTAGCACCAGCACGTTGGTCCAAAGGATACGCTGCAGAACATAGTAATTTACAAAGAGACCTTGATGAAACTACACGCATCATGGGTGAATTTCGTGAAGCATTAGGTGATTATCCATTCCACCTTATGCGCTCAAACCACGGCGACCGCATACAAAGATACATTGAACGCGATGCGCCAGCACTCGCAACACTACGTGATTTAAAATATGAAAAACTTTTAGGTTACCGTGACCTTAGCATTACTTATCATAATAAACTTTGGGAGTTTGCTCCCGGTTGGGTAATGGGCCACGGTGATGAAGGACCAACCAGTAGATACTCCGGTGGCACAGCAATGTCATTGGCTAAAAAAATTGGTATGAGTGTCGTCTGCGGACACACACATAAATTGGGATACCTACACGATAATAAATCTTTCAATGGTAGATATGTTTCAAATCTTTACGGGTTTGAAGTTGGGAATATGATGGATTTAAAACAAGCCACATACCTCAAAGGAGGAAGCGCCAACTGGCAAACTGCTTTTGGTTTGCTATATATAGACAAAGGTAAAGTTACACCAGTACCTGTACCAATACAAAACAATTCGTTTGTAGTAGAAGGTAAGGTATACAAATGGTAGAAGATAAATGGGTACAAGAAGTTGCAACCGTTGCACAAACAGTTGCCTACACAATCACCCGTAACTATAAAGGTTTTGCAGAAGTAGACGATGTCAAACAAGAACTACTTGAATGGTCATTAAGACGTGCAGACAAAATACAAGAATGGTTATCACCAGATTTACCAAGACAAGAATATAAACTTGGTGTAAAACGGTTAGCCAAAACGTTTAACCGTATGGCAGACCGTTACTGTCGTAAAGAAAAAGCAAAGAAGTTAGGTTACTCAATACATGATGAAGCGTTTTATTCTCCAGCATTAGTTGAACAACTATTACCTTTTGCGTTTAACAACAACATAGAAACAAAAGACCCTAACTCTGAGTTCGTATCAAACGGTGGCGGTGACCCTGCAACAGGGGGTTCATTCCTCGCATCAATGTATGACATACGAATAGCGTTACGTAAACTAACAATTGAATCATACGAAATGGTACGCATGCGTTATGAGGACAACGTAATACTTGCTGACATGGTTACCTATTTCAACCAATCAGATTCAACTATTAGTAGAAAAATTAACACAGCAATTAAACAAATGAGTAAAGAACTTGGTGGTGAATCACCTTGGGTGTGAATAAAACAATAAAAGAATTTAACAACAAACATAAAGGCAAAGATATTTATGTGTTAGGTTCAGGTGCAACCCTTAATTTTATTGACCCAAAATTTTTTTTCAAAAAGATAACTGTGTGTGTTAATGATGTTGGTGAAGTTTATTTACCGACCACACAATATGTTGTGACCAAGTATCACACTGAGGCTATAAGTTATGCTAAGGCTATGCCTAACACAAGTGTTGTCACCAGTCGTGGCAGTTTGGGAAGCACCCATTACACAGACCTACCAGAACTAAACAACCTATACACTTTTGAACATAATGTAAACAAAGATGCTGGTACTAGCACTGTTACTGATTGGCCAACAACTGAACCTGATAGTTTGTTTGTGTCTTGGTCAAGCATAACTTCTGCTATGCATTTTGCTGCGTTTCTTGGTGCAAAGAATATTATTATGGTTGCTCACGATTGTGGTGAACTTGATGATAAAGGTTGGGTTAAGGGTTATCCTGTTGAAACTTGGGATGGGAAAAAAGTTGATGAAGCCAAGCAACGAAACAAACAATTTGAAATGCAATCAATAGCAGTGAAGAAAAAACTAATACAATTATACGGCTGTAACATTTACAGTCTTAACCCTTTCATTAACTATAATCTTGAGGGTGTCAAGTATCGTAGCCATAATGAAATCAATTAGAGACAATGATGGTCGTTGCTATATATGTTTAAACACCTGGGATTGCACCTGTAATAACGAGGCTAACAAATGATAATACATTTACAACCATGGGAATATGAATACGCCAGTCACATAGGCATACGTAGATACACCGCTAACTGGAACAAAAAAGATGCACCACATTACAGTAACAAAGGTAAACAAGAAGAGAACAGAACAGCACAAGTTGCCAGCGCAATAGGGGAATTAGCAGTAGCAAAAGCAGTTAACCAGTATTGGCCAGCAACTATCTGGACAGGTGAACAGCACGACAACTATAAACAATTACCAGACGTTGGTTCAAACATTGAAGTAAGAAGAGTCAGAACACAGAACGCAGTGTGCATCAGAAAAGGTGACACAGGTAGAAATCTAATTGTCTTCGCAGTACGTCCAATCGAAAAAGAATTTAGAGAAGTTGAGATATTCGGTTTCATTCATGCTGATGAAGGATACAGAATAGGAACACCAGTAGAATATGGTCACGTTGTACCATTAACTGAACTACGCACAGACTTCTCTTGGTTTGAGGATATAAAAATATGAGCAACCTTTGGTTAGTAATCCCAAGCGGTGCCCGCACACAATACTTACAAGACATCTTTGAACAATCAGGTGTACCAGCAGAACAACGAATCGTTGTCCGCACAATACCCGATGAAGACGTACCAAATGCAATCAACTTACATTACGACGGTGAGTTTAACATTCACAAATGGTGGAACACAGGCATAGATTATGCACGTTTAAACGGTGCAGATTATGTTGCAGTATTAAATGATGATGTTGAATTAGCAAACAACCCATTACAAACAATCGTTACCGTAATGGAACACACAAAGGTTTCGCTTGGTTACCCATTCCCATTCATAGGTTTTGTATGTGGTTACTGTTGGATACTAGATGTCCGTTCACCAATCAAACCAGATGAAGAATACAAATGGTGGTATGGTGACCGAGACTTAGACTTGCAGGCACGTGCCAATGGGGGAGTTGTGCATGTGCCCGCAATGGTACGTCATATACACGGCAATGAACTAACTAGAGACAACCCGTATCTAGTAGAACTAACTAAAGAAGATGAGAAATTATTCTTTAAGAAATGGGATGTATCAAATGGATGACTTAATTAAAAACGTTTACGAAGGTAAGTATGTTAAAGCAGGAGTCATGGTTAACCAGCAAAAAGAAAATGTTTTAGTTGTAGCAACACACGATGATACGTTTGAAACTGATGAAGGTAATCTTGAATGGGACACGGTCATCGCACTCTATGCCAAGGATGGTGTTGAACCACAACGTTTTGAATTTACACCACAAATGAACAACAATGGTATTGCTCTGTTTAAAATGTTAGCCAAATAATTAAGCGGTACATCTGCCGACTAGAGAGAAAACAGATGCACCGCAAATCTATAATACCCTACTTAGTTTGAGTACCAGCATTAAGGTTGTTACCTATAAAAAATTCCTTAATGTATTCAACCGGAACTAAACCCCATCCCTTTATCTTACGAACTCGCTCTCGTTCAAATGTTGTCATGCCACCCCAGAACCCATGTCTTTCATGAGCCAAAGCGTACTCTTGACATTCTTGTTTAAACGGACAGTCGCTACAAACTTTCCTTAGCATGTTAGTTGTAACTTGTTGTTCCTCTGATTCAATAATGGGATAGAAGAACTCTGTGTCAAGGTTGGCACAGTTTTGTGAGTCATCAAACTTTGGTCTTTCTATCCAATAATAATCTAGGTCACCTCGTTTGACATGCTTCTTAACTTTAGATACCAATGGTTTGTTACTCATTATCATCCTCATAATCTTCCATGTCGCCATCATCTACATGCCTTGATTCCCAATCATCGTGCATCTCTCTGATGTAATCATCGTATGCTTGTTGCTCGCATATCTGACACTCACCACTCCAACTTCTATTACAGCAGGTGATAGCGTTGTCTAAACTTGCGCTCATTAGTAGTATCCTTTCCTCTGTGAATGTTCCCATGCAAGGCATGGTGAATTGTCGTAGCGTTGTTGAATGTAAATCAAACCCGCTTCTATCTGCTTCTTTGCATCAGCAGTCTTATCAATACCAGTTTGTATCCATGTTTGGTCAATGAACTGTGCAATGCCATACGCTGTCGACTCAGGGTTTTGTGCGTTAGGATTCCACTGTGATTCTTGCGTCCATAAACTATCTAAACAAATCCATTCGCGTTCACGGTGGCGTTTAAACAATTGATTGAAAGCATAGTATTTATTGTCATCTGTAAACACAGGATGAATGGGGTTAACCTCATTATCTAAAACAATTGGGTTAACCAGTTCCTCGTACGAGTACACATCCATCGTGACTTGGTCTGGTGTTTGATGAAATGGGTCCTCCGGAATGAAGTACCCAATCATCATGCCAAACACAATCGTTGATGCTGTTGCTAACCTTTCACCGCGTCTAGTTAGTGGCATTATTTATTTCCCCAATCACTTCATCAATGGTTGGTTCCGGTGCGTTCATC